TTATCTGTCTTTCCCTTCTTATTCTATAATGGAATGGTGATGTTTTACTGAAGTAGTTTATTCTCATCACCGCAACTATATAATACCTTATACTATTCTCATCATAATTCTTTAATGTAATAACTTCTTTATCATAAAGTTGTAAGATACATTCGTGCAACAAGTCCTTAGTTAATGGGTCTTGTTTAGTCATCTTCATTGCTATATTGTATAGTTGGTAGTAATTGGTGGTTAGATAATTTTCTATTTCTTTATTCATTAATCATATTCTTAATATCAAACAGAACACCCGCTACCTCATAATTCTCATCGTGTTCGTTCATCATAATACTGGATTCAATTATTTCCAATAATACTTTTTGTTTATCGGTGTCTTTTGATAAATTCTTTTCCAATATATATAACATCGCTTCCAATATTGAATTACGTACAACCTCCTTATCTTCTAATTGTAAATCAAAATAATTCTTGGGTACATCCAAATATCCCATCTTAACGTGTCTTCTCATACGATTCAATTAATATTCTTCTTATGGTTGTACTTGAACATTTATATATTTGTGTAATTTCCCTTATCAATAAACCATCACTCCTTAACTTTACAATATCTTTTATATCATCTTGTGTAATAACTGTTCTGGTCTTTCTTAATGTAATAACCTTTTCTTTAATTGGTATTTTATCCCACACAATCTTTCCATCAACCACTTTCTTTATTCCTTCCTTTACCCACACCTCACCATCCTTCTTCCATCCTATTAAATCTAATAACCACGATGTTTGTTCCTCTTGATAAATATCAACAAACTGTCCTGCCTTCCTTAATACTCGTTCACTTCCACCTTTTGTTTTATATTTTTCCTCATAATAATCATTCAACTTACCACTTGAATATTGTAAATGACATACCTTACATCTTGAATGATAATAACCAGTATTTTTATTATGATAAAATTCTTCTAATAATTTATATTTTGTACACATCGTACAACTCTTATAGTTAGGGTTCTTACTAAAATCCTCCACAATCAATTCTAAGACCACTGGTTCAACTTTATTCTGTTCGGTGAGTAGTTCTATCATTTTTAATCTTTCCTCCTTTAAACGTTGTTTCTGTTCCTTTATTCTTAGTTTGTATTGTTTTGTTTGTTTATTCATACAATCATAACAAATATTCCTTGTATAATGTTTCTTATGTGTTGAGTGATAGTAAGTGTAATACTCTTTATTATCTTTTTCAATTTTACATTTAGAACATATCTTCATACTATAAATATCATCGTTTGAACGAAAAACCCCTGCAACTAAAACGGGAGTAAAAGTTACAAGGGTTAATTAGTTAAAAAATCAATTTTACTAATAATAAATATATCAAGTATATTGTAAAAGTAAATAGGTAAGGTCATTACATTTCTCATATGGTAGGTAAGTAATTTCACATTCTTGCGTTCTACCTATTCCTCTTTCAAATCTTGTTGAGACCGGTGTCTTATCTTGATTAATCCATTCAACATCACCTAATAGTTTTACATTCCAAATAAAAATACCTATCGGTGTACTGTTGAGTATATATCCATATTCCTGTTCCATTAGTATATTGTACTTATCCCTGTCTAATGTCATACCACCGTCTTCTTGATAGTATGGTCTTTCTCTTTCCTTATGGTCAATAAACAGGTTATGTGATGGTACGTGATAATCTATTCTATCATAATCAGTAATTTCATCAGTTTTGATTTTATATATATCAGGAAATATAAACTTCAACAGATTCATACAATCTACTTCGTTGAGGGATTTTATTTTCTTTCTATTGTTCTGATGATATTCCGCTATTGTTCTTTCAAATCCTGTTAATCTATTAAGAAATACTGGTTTCATATTCTTACTATTATAATCAAGATAAGATGGTTTGAATGGTTCTTCAAACGGATTGAATAGATATTCATTCTGTTCAATTAACAATTCTAATTTCTCATCGTACGCGTGTCTACTGTTCATCATAATTCTAAAAATTTATTTGTTTTAATTTTATTCTTTCCAAATCTGTTGAGTAGTAATATATCCATACTACTTCTTTCTTCTTCTTTTAAACCCAGTATAAGCAGGATATATTCATCCTTTTCTTGTTGAGGTAAATTATAAAATTCTTTCATTGTTAGTTGGTCATCCCTCCATTTCCATCCGGTATTTTGTTTATCCATATATTTCTTTTAAATCATAAAATGTTGCAGCTTCTTTTACACCTAAACTATTCCAACCTTGTTCTTTTATTTTTTCTACTAATATATTATATTCTTGTTCTTCAACTTTATTTTTTTCATATACTTTCTCTTTCTCTTTCTCTTTCTCTTTCTCTTTCTCTTGTACCGAAGGGGGTTTAATAGGACCTTCTGTAGGGGGTATTGAAGGGGGTATTGAAGGTGTTGTAATTTTCATTTTTGATTTGTAACCATCAACCTGTGCATCAATTGAATGTTTCTGACTTTTATAAAGTAGACCAACAAGACCATCAAGTTCTGGTTCAACATCTAAAAACTGTTTATTTAGAATTGCCATTAAGAACTGTACTTTTTGTTCATCAGGTAACTCAACAACCATATCATAATAACTACGATAAAAGTTGAACGCTTTTCTATTTTTCATAATAAAATAAGGGTTAAAGGTTCTACTTGTTGCGTCTAACTTCAACTTTCGTTCCAATAACCCTATTAATAATTTAATGTCCTTATAATGTTAGACGGGACTATAAATAAATATAAGTAAAAAAACGTAAAGTTGATAATGATTTGAAATATATATTTTTCCAATGGGTGTGGATAAATATATATGTATATAATTTTTTTTTACAAATATTAGTGTGTATATTAGTGTTATAATTAAAACAAATTAAAAATGGCAAGTAGCACCCAAGACGTGATTGTACGTCAAAATCAATCAAGTAATGTAAGACAACTATTAAAGGACAAGGGTATGATTGGATATGTATCCACATACGAACTGGCAATTTATGTTCAGTTATGGTCTGACTTTTGTGAAGAAGGTTTAACACCTGAAATTAAAGTTAGGTTTCAAAAGTTTGATAGTATTATGGAAAAAAGAATCAACGACGCTAAGTTAGAAGTTGATGGATTATTAATTGATTAAAATAAACCCTTATGAAAGAAATAGATGATTATCTAAAACCACACATCCTAAAGTTTGTTACAGACAACTATAACGGATTATACGAAATATACACTACCAAAATAAATCAAGAAGAAATGACTTTTGATGAATTTTGTGTAAAGATGTTTTATCACTCAACATTCCAAAAATAAAAAAAATGATACAAATTAATTTAACACCACAAGAGACAATACTATTGTACGGATTTTTAGAAGGAGTATTGAATAAAGTAAATACAACACCCGATTTAGAATTAATCAATAAAGAAAATACTACCTTACTATTAGAAAGTATTATGGGTAAAGTTGCGGACGAATTAGAAACCAAATCAAACAACAATTAATATGGAAGATTTAATGACCACCTTTACGGTGGAAGACCCTGAGACAGGGGACAAGTTATATATCCCAATATCAAACGAGGATTTATTAATCAAGACACGTGAGGAGATTGTACAAATCATCTCAGCTATTATTGAAGAAACATTAAATAAAAAGAAATGAAACAATTAACATCAGATGAAAAAGGATTTATTTTATGGTTAATAACCGAATATAAAAAACAACACTCAACAAAAAATGATGTTTGTAATTCTATAACTAAAAAATTATTTAATTAAGATGAAAATAGAACTAACACCACAAGAGATATTGGTAATACAGAAAGCACTAACCACCCATCAGCATATTATTGAAAGGGTACTGAACGGGGATAAGATATTAGATAAAGCAACCTTAAAGGAAGCAATAGATATTCTGTTAACAATGAAAAATATTAACCATAAATTAATTAAATAAAATGGAAAAAGAAAAAGTAATTGACTATCTTAAAACACTTAACATTGATGAGTTGGGTGACCTTCTAATTGAGGTTGGTGGATTTAGAAACGCCGAGGTAGGTAAAAAAACCGTTGAATATGATTATGATATTGAACTGTATTATGATGAATATAAAGATGTTGATTATTGTGATGTTTTTATATTCCCAAGACAAAATAATTTTTTAATATGGAGTAAAGAAATTGAATAATATGAAACTAAAAACTTACAAATTAGAACGAGACAACAGAAAGTTAATCGTTCAACAGATTGAATGGTTGAAGAACGAGACAGGTGAGGAATTTGATTGTGATTTTATTAAAAATCTATTCCCACTACGTAAAAAGGAATTGATAGTGATATGGGTGGAGTTGGTCAAACAACTTGAATATCCCAAATTAGATTGGTTGGAAATATATTATTAAATATATTTGGAATTGTGGTGTAGATTCCTTATATTTATAATACGAAGGGGTGGTTCAATTTTGTTATGTTAGATTGCCATCTAAGTAAGGTTAAGTTTGTTATACACCCACCCCTTCTTTTATTTATTTTTTTTTTTATTCTAAATAGGATTTTCATACTTCCCCCGTTTCTACGGGGGATTTTAGTTTCTTGAATGTTGTCTGGCAACATTTCACCCTTATATTCTTGCCAAACAATATCGGGACTGGTCCCTAACTCGTTGATAATCAATACATCTTTCTATTTAACAATCTTTTAACAAAAATATCTTGAAATATATTCGGTTGGTAATTCAAGATATATTACTTTTGTGTCTTAATTAATCGGGATAGTATCCCACAAAACAAAAAGTTATGAAAAATTATAAACCAACTAATACTTGGATATTAGTAAAAAATAAACCAACTGACGAAGAAGGAGTTTATTTTTCAGAAGAACAATTTAACGTTTGGAGGTCAATCGGGGAACCAAAAGAATATGTTGAAATGATTAGAAATTCATTTCCATATAAACAGTGGTTAAAGGAAAATCAACAAATGTTAAAGTCGGTTGGATGGAGTGATAGAAGAAATTAATTTATTAAAATAAAATTTGGTGGGGACTGAATAAGTCCCTACCTTTACATCCTAAACAAAAAGTTATGTCACAATCACGTAGAGAAAAAAGAGAAAATGAACGTAGGTTCAAAAAAGAAATGGCCGATATGGCCAAAAAAATGGGTTCAACAGTAGTAGATATGGGAGACGATTTTAGTACCCATTACGGACCAAAAGGTTCAACTACTATTGAGTGGTTAAAACCTACCCTTATTAGTAAGGAAATTAAGGACAACAAGATGTACCTTCAATTATTATGGGGTGGTAAAAAATTAGAAGGTGTTCCTGTAGAAGGTCACGGTAGTAATTTATCATTATCAATTATTGGTAAGGGTAAAACAGGTAAGTTCGTATATAATACGGACACTAAAGAAATTACTCTTAATACAGTATTTGAAGACCTTGACCAACTATTATGGGAATATGAAATACCTCGTGAATTAAAACAGGAGATATTAGATTTACCTAATAGTGATATGAGTGAAGTATTTTCATTTGACAAGGAAAAATGTATGTCGTATAATGAACCTATTGCTAAACTAATTGCTAAAAATAATTTTTAAAAAAACATTTGGTGGGGAACATAAAGTTCCCTACCTTTACATCCTAAATTAAAAAGTATGAAAAAAAGAAGAAAATTCACCACCACAAAAAATACACACGGTGGTTTGAAAAAAGTAAGTATTACAAGTAAAGACCAATTAAATAAATTGGAGTTGGAAAATATGGAAAATAATAAAGGACCAAAAATTGGTCTTAATTTATCTGTTGAGTATCCAAATATACCAGAACCAATTACATTTTCGGGAGTATATCATATAGAAGGGTATATGAAAAATTGTTATATACCTTATATTGAAACGGCTAAAGAACAAATAGTAAAAGATAAACTTAATATGAGTGTTAGTATGTTTATTACGGGTCATATCTACAATAAATTAACTCGTTATATTAAAGAAAATAATGATGATAGTAGAGGTATAAATTTTGGTGATGAAGATTTAGCAATTCAATTAGTTGAATATGGACTACATTATTGTATGAATGATGAAACATTAATAGAAGAATCTAAAGGAAATTATAATAAGTATTATACCCTTTATCTTAAAGCTACAACTGATGATGATAATATGTGTAATATTCAAGTTAAAGGTACTGTTCACAAATCATTTGAATCCTTTCAAAATAAATCATACGAATTATTTCCTATTGAGAAAGGTGATACTGTTTTAGCAAGTATAAATACTGTAGAACAAAAGGAAGAAGATGTAGACCAAGTTAAAATAGTGGACGAACCAATTGATTATACGATTGATGATATTCAAATTGTTGACGACGCACCTATTCCAATGTTAGGTCTTAATTATGAGATATTGACTAAATTGAAACACAGTATGACTATTCTTCAAGTTGGTCAGACAATCAAATTACCGAAGGATGATAGATTAAGAAGTTCTGTTTATCTATTAAACAAACAACATTTTTCAGATAAGCGTTTCTCAGTATATGAGATAAACGATAATTACATTGTATTTCTTAACAACAAAAATAAAGAGTAGTTATGAAAAACCATAAATTAGAACTAACAGGGTTTGAGATGGCCGTCCTACATATGATAATGGACCATTTAAAGAATGTATTTAATGATGAAAATGGTAATATGGTATCGCCTGAAACCGTACCCGCTTTTAATTCAATTCTTAAAAAGATTGAAACAATTCACGAAACCCTTTAAATAAATAATATGAAAATAAACGATTTAATCCATTCAGAAGTAATGTCTATTACTGATAGAGTGACAATTATGGAAGAAAAAGAAACAGGTAAAACTGTAATGAGTTTTGATACGGATGATTATGGTCCACTTGAAGTTGGTGATATTGTGGTTCATAAGATAATTGAACTACAAGGTGAACATTTTGGATGTAATTATGTTGAAACAATTAAAAAGAAATAGTTATGAAAAAAATTACATTGACCTATCAGTTATGGGTTCGTTGTGACCAACAAATTGAAGTACCTGATGATTATGTTGTACCCACAGATAAATCAGGGTACGCTCAATTTCAAGACCTTCGTGAGAAATATCCTGACAATGAGATATGGGACACCATTCCTGATAGTGATGGAGACGACACTAATATACACGACCATTTAGATTATGTATCAAGTTGTGGATTAGACATTCAAGAAGAAGGTAAAGTATATACCCCTGATTTTAGTATTGAAATAAATTAAATAAAACTATCCCCCAAAATAGTAGGGTAGGTTTTTCATAACTTCCTATCCTATACCCTGTCCATTCGTGGATGGGGTTTTTTCTGCAAAATTCCCAATGTTGTCTGGCAAGATTATTGCCAAACAATATTGAAAAATGATAAGGTGTGGATAAAAATGTGGATAAGTTTATTTGTCCATTCAATAATTAGTTGTACATTTGTGTATTATTAATCGGGGTAACTCCCATAAAACAAAAGTTATGATAGATAAACAACAACAAGTGACTATTAATCTAAATGAGTATGTCACTTACGAACAGAAGGTAGAAGTAGTAGAAGGTCTTATGGAACTGTTAGATTTACAATATGACAGGGAAGACCAAATCATTACATTGAAACGTGATAATGAGGATATACTTCAGTTGGCAATAGAGAAGTACGAACGTCTGTACAAGAAATAGTTTTAGTTTTAGTTTTATTTTTTTTTAGTGACCCTTAACCCTCGTAGAAATACGGGGGTTTTGTGGTTCTGTACAGAATGTTGTCTGGCAATGCCAGACAATATCGGGACTGGTCTAAAAATCTTGCCAGACAATATTGATTTTAAGACGTTTTAAGAGACCCTAATTCCTTTTGAGGTAAGTACCTACCATAAAATTATTTGTCCTTAATTGGAACACAATTCGGGACAAGACGACCATCCACATCCTTTAGACCAATTGGTTCATATCCGCTCCAACACGCGTCTGATAAATCATCACCTTCAGCAAATGATTTTTTCATTCCCGCTTTAATTGCACCACATACTTTTTTTGCAATTTCTTCATCACCATATCTTTCCATTTGGTCTTTCATACATTCATCAAATGGGTAGGATTCCATTTCAGTTACTTCACCAAATTTCAATTTTACAATTTGTTCTAATTTCATTATATACTACCTTTTAATTTTTTATTCTCTTGTTTTAAACTTTCAATCGTCTGTTCCAATCGTACAATATGTGTGGTTAATTCTTCCACTTTTTTTGATAGGTCGTCAATTATTATTTGATATACCTTTAAAGATTTTTCCATATTCTCCAATCGTCCACCCTCAATCTCATTTTTTGATTTACGGAAACCAGCAACATAACCAATGATGGTTGTTGCAATTGCCCCGATAATTTGATAAATATATTCGTTCATATTATTTAATATTAGTAGCCACAATCGGTACAAGGCGGATTATAATGTGCTTGGTCAGAATATACATCCAAATTTCTCATTGTCTGTGCAAGTGAATAACCATATCTTGATGTATGATTTAAATAGATTGGTGAATTATATTTTTCAGACCTGTTTGCTATCATACCATCAATCGTAGTTTGTGAATTGTATTGAGGGAATTTGTTTTGTCCACGTCCTGTAATTAAATAATCCTGTAACCTCATCATATAAAAGTCAGCACGTTGTTTTTGGATTGTACGAAGGTATTTCATTGTCTCAATATCAACACCATCACGACCACCATCAACCGCACCCGCTTTAACAAGACCAACATTCATTGTACGATAATGTAAATGTGGAATCATTTCAAAATAACTTATTTGTATAAGGTAGTTACTGATATAATCATTTACTAAAATCAATTCATCAGCGTTAAAAGTATTACCTGTTGCACTTACTTGATTTAATAAATGGTCATAAAATTTTGTACCTAATAGTGGTTGTAAGTGTAAATCCATTGATATACTTATTTCCGCACGAATTGTATCCATATCAACATTACGATTGACATTTGTGAACGCCTTTAATTTATTTTCTGATACGAGTAAAACGTTTGCCATATTATATTTGTGTTGGGGTTATTGGTTTATCTACTACTAAAGGTTCTTGATTAATATCCCCTACTTCGTATATAGTCATTGGTTTAATTTCAAAAGTTGTTGGTACACCAAATTTTAATGTAACCAATTTATCAAATACACCCAATAATTGTTTTTGATATGGTTGAATAACACTCTTACGTATAAAGGTAATATGTGTATCTATCTCATCTTTTGAACCTAATTTGTTTGCGGTACTAATACCAAATAACTCACCACTTGATATTCTGTGACCTGATAATATTGTTCTAATTATATCATCATATATTGCTTGATAATATTGGTCATTACCTGATGTTGCAATTTGTGTAATTTCAGGACTTAACTCCTTACTTTCGTTGAATGATATGATTGGACGACCTGCGTTATTAACTGATGTAAATTGAGATTCCAACGCTCTTGTTACTAAACGTTGTTCTTCATCACCAGGTATCCCGTTATTCATATTAATCCATAATGACGGTAACATTCCATTCATCAAATTATTAGAGTGAAATTCCTTTATCTGTACGTCAATATTAATTGCTGCTAAAGCACCCGAATAGTCAGGATGTGGGTAATATGATTGTGATGGACTATATTGTTTGTAATAATATATTTGAGATGGTCGTCCGTCTTCTTGACTGAAACAATCATATTCTGTAACAGGGAACTTTTTAATGTTAGACCAATCAGCAGAATAATAATATTTTTCAATCTTATCACTTTCAGGATTAATCTTACCACTTCTCAATCTACTAAAATCAATGTGGTATATTTCAGCAATACTCTTTCTATCTCTACTCCAAATAACATTTAAAGCAAACCCACCGAATAGAACCAAATCCAACGCACATTTCTCAAACACCTCATCCATTCTTTCCTTATCGTTAATAAGATAAATGGTAGACATTGGATTGTTCATACTGACAATACCATCACCCAATATTTGTTCTTTCTTAGATGTTACAATTGCTTTATGTATTGCACAGTTATTATATCTACTGATTAGATATTGAGGCATCAAATTACCTTCACCATATAACACATAATCTAATCTGTTTAAAACCTCAGAAAAGATTGGTAATAATGGTTCTTGTGTAAAATTTACTTTACCTAATTGATATTTTTGTTTTTCGTTACTCATAATTATTCTTCTATATAAATGTAATTGGAATTATCTTCATCAGGTGAAACATATTCTGTAAATGTATTTCCCTTTTCAGTTGTACCTAATAACCGAACCATACCCGTATATACTTTTGTTGTACCATTACCGAATATATCTAATTGATATTGTCCCTCGTAGTTCAAATCATCGGTAAATAAATCCAATACAATTTCACAATACCTAATATTTTCAGCAAACTGTAAAGGATTAGATGTGCTTATAGTATAAGATTTAACCTCTTGTGATAAGATGTTTAAAAAAGTAAGTGTATATCCCGAAAAGTCGGTTCTTGAGTTATTATTGATATTTAACACCAATTCATTAACTTGACCCTTATTCATTATTATCATATAATACTAAATATAAAAAAAATTAGTTTGGAAGGGTATAGCACAAAAAAAGGGACATAAAGTCCCCTTTTCTTTTAGATTCAGATATAGAAAGTGTCCTTTAGGACTTTAATTATCCTACAATCGTTGATTGTGTAAATACCGCAGCAATTAAGGCTTCAGGTGTTGTACCTGAATAACCTGATGGTGCAGCTAATAATCTACTTGGTTCTTGCTCTTGTGCTGTGAAAATTAATGTCATACCATTTCTGTCCGCTAACGCTAAACCTGTGTTTGCGTCACCACCAGATAAGTAAGAAAAATTAACTTGACCCATTACATATACATTATCGTTTTGGTCAATAACCAAAATTTGTAACGTATCGTTTTGTGACAATAATTTTAATTGGTTACGCTTTTCAGCGTCCATTTTATTTAATACTGCAGTAAGAACTTGTTCAAAATACACAGTACCATTTTCGTACGACTTAGTTGTAGTCTGTACATATGAAGAAACTCCTCTCTTCATCGCGAAGCCGTAGTAAGAAACATCGCCTGAATCAGTAGCACCTGTGACAGAACTATCTGCGTTGTAAGTGTAACCAGATGTATAACCTGATTGACCTGCAACATATATTTTCTTTACGCCACCAATACTATCTGAACAACCAATTGCTACTCCACTTGAAATATAACAACTCATAATATTTTAATTTATTTTTTTTAGTTTATAAAAGGGGACTTTCACCCCTTATGTTTTTTTAATCTATTTTATAACTACGCTACGTTATTTGTTGCGAAGTAATTAGTTCCTGCGAATGAAGCAATTGCTGCACTATATGAGTAGTTTGCACGTATTTTTAATACGTCAAAATCTCTTGACCAAAACGCATCCATCTTTTCGTGGTCGGACATTAAATCAAATCCAACGAAGCTATAGGAAGCTGGCATAATTACTACCTTACCAGAATTTGCAAGACCCAACGTTGGATAGACCCTAACATTTGTTGAAGGGTGAATGGCAGTCATATTTCCTGTTACATTAGTTGTACCAATGTAGTTTTGGAAGAAGTTTGCTTTAACCAACGCTTGATTATACAATCTAAAGTTAGAGTAAGACATAAATACTACTAAGTCATCAAATGATAAAGCATCATCAGATAAAGCAGAAATTAATTTATCTACCTCAGTGATTGGGTTACCTGCTGAACCGTATGCGGCTGAACTTGAGAAAGTTGTACCTGATGAGTTAGCTACAGATGTTTGACCTGTTGAAATTAAATTACTGAAACCATTAAAACTATCACCACCTGCTGTGGTTGCAGTCCATAATTTTGTTTCAATACGTTGTTGAATTTGCTTCACTTTCAAATCAATAATTTGATTTAAGAATGGAACAGTTTCAGGGTCTTGACCTGCTGGTAACAATAATGATTGGTATGTATCCCACAATTGTTGGAAACATAATTCTTCGTTCACTCTCTCGTGTTGTGAACTTAAGCTAACTTGTGTAAAAGTTGTTGTACCACTTGCATCCCATCCACATTGTCCTGTTTGGAAAGTTGGGTTTGAGTTTAACAATTGGATTTGTTGTGTTCCACGTACGCCTAACTTAACAGTTAAAGCTGATGGAGTTGTTGCACCGATAAGTGCTTTAGCTACAATTTCTTGTGATGATTGGTCTGTGAAACCAGTGATACTTGAAACTACGTAACTAAATTCGTCTTTTGAATAAATCTTCATTTTAATTCGTTTTTGTTTTTTTAATTATTTTTTATTTGCGTTTCTGAAAGCTAATACTGATGATACTTTATCTTCAGTAGCATCAGAAACATTATTAAATTCTGTTTTACCATCAGATATTTTCTTACCTGCTGGTTCTTTTTTGAACGCGTTAAACTCATTTTGTAATGAAGAATAATTTTGTTCCATTGTAGACATTTTCTCAGAAATTTTCTTTACAAATTCTTTCAACATCTCCATTAATTCAATTTGAATTGGGTCACCACCATCTACTCCTACTTCTGGCATTTCATCAATTGAAGCATCTACTTGTGCGTCACCTTCTTTAATTGCTTCTTTTATAGAAACAATCATACCATCTTTAGTTTCAATTTCACTTCCATCTTCTAACATATGGACACCATCGGGTGCGGCGATACCATCTGGCATATCTTCGGTTATTACTTTTACAGCAGCACCTTCAGCTAAACCTTCACCTTCAACCTTAACGATTGTACCATCTTTTAATTTTGCTTCAATGAACAATTCTTTAACGACAGTAATTTTACCTTCAGAAACTACAATCTCAAAATTCTCTTTTAATTTGTAAGTACCATCTTCTAATGACACTACCTCAAACGCTTCGTTGATTTTACTAACTGATTTACCAACTTCCAATTTCTCGGTATTGATTATAGTATTATCTTCTAATTTAAAAGACATTGGGATTGTTTCTTCATTCATAAAACCGAACTGTACCATTAATTTCTTAATTTCACTTACAGCGTTTTTTGATTTAGACATAATCTATTTTTTTTATTTGTTTATTAATTCTACTACTAAATATACATTTATGTATATATTCCCATTTTTATTCGTATTTTTTTAATATTTCTACAACTTTATGTAAAAACATTTCCTCACGACAGAACGCAGCAACTTCTTCAAACCAACCTGATACAGAATATCCCGCTAATTCTCCTGATTTTACCATCTCCCAAACCTTATCACCTTCAGGTGTTTTAGCACATTTCATTGCAACAAACCACGTTCCAATAGGTAAATCACCATAACCATACTTAGTTGACTTATCATTCTCATCTTCCTTAATCCAACTTTCAATAACATATACATCTTTTACCGCAGTACCATCGTGCATCAAATCGTTATTACGTGTATATTGATTCTTCATATACTTTTCCGCAATCATCTTGATAGTTTCTGAACTGAAATAAACTTCATACATATTACCTTGTACATCTTTTCTTGGGATACGTAAATCAGGAACCATTGCAGGACCTATAATTGTACGTTTTTCTTCATCAGCAGCAAACTTCTTTTGTTTCTTTTTCTTAATACCTGGATCTTCATACCCACCAATTGAACCTACATCATAACCAAAATCATTTAACTTACTTTCAGCCCAACTTAAAGCGGATAAACCTCCCCAACTATCATACATCAATTTTCCACAACCATCACCATATCCTTTTGAACTTTCTAAATCTACTTTATGTCTTGATAAATAACTATACATTCTTTTTACTGTATCTAAACTAATTGGTTCACCCTTGGCAAGTTGATTGGCTCTAATTTTACCAACCTCAGTACCACAACTTCCCCATCCATTTTCTTCCACATATTTCAATACCGCCTTAGCGTTGTTCTTAACACTATCAGGATAGTCACTTACACTTTCCATATTCACCTTACTGAATGAAGGCCACTCAGGAACCCTTGTGTCAGGTTGTTCCATTCCTAATACCCTTGTGTCTAATGGTGCTTGTGGGTCTTTTTTACCTTGATTTACGGACGCTTTATTTCTAATCGTACTATCTAATGTATATTCAATTCTAGCCCATAAATGACGACAATTATACCCTCCACGCCATACTAACGCACTATCACCCTCATCGTTGGTTAATGTATCCAAATCTTCCAATCTCCATACATAATTCTTTTGAACTAATTCTCTACAAAAATCTCTCGTTGTTGGAATAACTGATGGTGATTGTGCTTGAGGATTTAATACGTATTTATATCTTACTCTATATTCTGTTTCATCTTCTACTGATGGACCGTTTGGGTCTGGTGCAGTAATAAATCCTTCCTTACCTAATGGAGTTACTTTTGAAACTACCCAACCTTCTTCAAATAGTTCCTGTTCATTCTGTGCAATAGATTTTAATTTATCCAAATACTTACTATCTTCATTATCGGGGATATGAAACTCGTGTGGTTTTTCCTTACTGAAATACATCCAATTAATTTCAATAGCGGGTTCATCAACGAGTGATATACTATCTATACCACTTACTTCATCTTCCTCCTCAATCTTTAGTTCATATACTTTATCTTTCTTAATCATAATGTTAATATATATTATTTCCCCTGTCTGTTGTAGGGTTTAGTTGGTTTATCTTTTGGTCCTGTAGTTTTTTTATACTTACCACATTTTCTTTTCCCGAAGGATACTTTATTACTATTTGTTGATTTACTTTTAGCCATATTATAATACAGATAGGTTTTTTAATCTACCTTGTTTTTCTTGTGCTGTTGTTAATTCTTGTGAAACCACATATGTCTTAACGATTAATGGTGATTGTTCTTGTGATGGGTTATTTAAAATTGGATTATCTTGTCTTGTTGTGGTTAAGTTTGAATTAAATGACGCTCCACCACCCGCTTGATTCATCATTGATAATAATGGTGCAAACATTGCAACAGAACCTCGTGTCATAATAGCCTCACCTTTCTCCGCTTCAATTAAAGTTCCACCTTCTGCGTGTCTTCTACCACCTATCATACCACCTTTCTCGTAGTTTCTACCGTAATTTGCCATTGATGGTTTCCCTGTAGCTGTTTCAGATTCACTTAACTCAAGTGATGATTGATATTGTGTCTTTTTAATTGCAGCAACTTGTTTATAACCAAACACTAACGCAGCAGCCGCCGCTATTGGTGCTAATACAGGTCCTACAAACGGAATTGCAATAAGAGATGAGAAAGCACCTACTGCTGACTGTAATGTAGCAATAATTGCTTGAGCAATTTGTATCTTTTTATTTTCCTCAAACGCCTTTTTCTTTATATCATCTTCTTCCTTAGCAAACTTTTTCTTATTATCTAATAATTTCTTTTCAAGTTCTTCTTGATTTGTAATTGTCTTTTTATCAAGTTCATTTTGTTTAATATACCTTTTAGTTGCTTGTTCCATTGCAACTTGTTGTTCTAATTGAGCAACTTTTCCAATGTCACTTGCAATTGTTTGTGCCACACCTAATGTTGCTTGTGCGGCTTGTAATATTGCTTGTAATTCTTGATTTGCAATGTCTTTTCCTGCTTTAAGATATTTCTCTTTAATTGCAAGTTTTTCCTTTTCAATCTGTTCAAGTGTAAGTTTTTCTTTTATTGCTCTATCCGCTAAATCAGCAAGTTCTTTTTTCTCAGCAGTTTTAAGTATTGCACGTTGATTATCAAAAAATGATTTTGTTCCTTCCCTTAACGCGTCACCTCTAATCTGTAAGAACCTTAACTCATCATCTAATTTCTTTATATTTTTATCTCTACCTTTCTGTGCTTCATCATCATCTAACTTTTGAATAGCCTGATTTTTTGCTTTCTCTAACGCTAATATTATTCTAATCTTTTCTTCTAATGATTGTTTTTGAAATTCTGTGTCCTTTTGTAGTGCCTCAACATCATCTGTATATTTACGTTCTAATGTTGCTTTATTTCTTGATAATTCATTCTCATCAGCGGCGTTCATTATCTCAAATACCTTATCATTATATTCTTTTATCTTCTTTTGGTCTTCATCAAATGTCTTATTATCTTCTTCCTGTCTTTTCTTATTTAATTCAATTACCTTTACACCATATTTTACCCTGATTTGTTCAAGTAATTGTGCTCTTAAAAATTCTTTATCTGTGGATAATTTTAAATTCTTTATATCTCTTTCCTCATTTTCCTTATCTATCTTTAATTGTGCGTCCTGTTTCTTCCTTTCCTCATTTAATACATTTACACTATTTTCCTGTTGAAGTTTAAGTAATAAGTCGTTTGCTTTCTGATTATCATTAGTAACTTTTTCGGTTGTCTTTTTAAGACCTTCTCTTTTTTTATCCGCAATTCTTAATTCTTCATCTAATCTAAATTGTTCGTTACTAAGGATTTGTTTAGTAATATCTTGACTGTTTTTTCTTAACTTGTCATTAATATCTTTACTTAACTTTTCTCTATCCTCATTATTAATTTTTGTATTATTTTTTAACCTGTCTTGTTCCGCTTCAAGTTCTCCATTATATCTAAAAAGTTCAGCTAATCTATTTGCGTTACCTTCTTTTGTCTTTTTTGTAATTTCTTCCTCACTTTCACCAGCAATTTTTGCACGTGTAATATTGGCTTTATTAGCCATATCAATAGCTTCCAAATCATTCTGTAAAACTTTCTGTTGTTCTTCTAACGCACTTGTAAAACTTCTTGTCGCATCTTCAGATTTTTTTGTTGAAGTTGCAAACTCTACTAATTTACTAATTATAATACCTATAACTACAATTGCTGCTAAAACCCCTGTTGATATTAATACTGTTTTAATTGTATTACCTAATGTTGCGGTTGCTACTGTTGCTTCCGCTTCAGCAACAACTAATCCTTCAGTTGTAATAGTTAGAGCCCTACCTGAATTGACCGCAGTAACTTCCGCCTGACTTAATTCTCTAAAACTTTCAGCACCTTTTTTTCTGATGAACATACCACTCTCCATCATTTTGGTTTCTACTTCATATTTTTCTTCAAGTTGGTCTAATCCATTTGCTGCAATATTTTGTGCTTCTGTAAGACCTTGATATGTTGTTTGTGTGCGTTGAATTTCATTACCTAATTTTGAAATACTACCTTGTAATTCATCATTAGATTGTGCTGACGCAGTTGCTTCACCTGCGTTTGATGCTAATTGGTCAGAAAATTCACTAACTTTTTCACCTGCACTTTCTGCACTATCACCTACACTTTCAATTGCGTCACCATTAACACCACTTAAATTCTTTCCAATATCTGCAATATCGTCCGCAGTTTCACCAAATTGAAACGCTAAATCTTTAAAAGTAAATGATGAAAATGTTTTTAATAATTCTATACTACCTTGTAATTGACCAAAAAATTGTCCTATTGGACCAGGTAGTAATGATAAAGATGAAAATAAATCTTTTGATTTAGCAGTTGTTTTAGCTAATCCGTCCTGTGCTTCACCTAATCTTGATGATAATAATTTAAATTCATCCGTACCTGCTTTAGTTTTTCTTAATTCAGCAGTTAAGGCTTTTACTTGTTGTTGTAAGTTGAGTGATTTATTAATAACAACATCAAGTGGTTTCCCATCAACATCATATTGTATGCTAATCTTACTACTAAGTTGTTTTAATTCACCTAATTTAACCGCCGCTTTATCAATCCCATCGGTTTTAACCTCAGTTTCTATTATGAGTTTTTTAGCCATTTTCTAAAAGTTCTTTTTTTGTTTCTTTAAAACAAATCTTCAATATATTCTTATCACCTTTCAAGTAATTGATTGATGAAAAATCTATACCAATGTAGTTTATTTCGTCTCTTTTCTTAATCATTTCACCATAACTAAATAATGAATCGTTAATTTCTGTTTCTATACCATTTATCTTTACTATCATATCTAAAATGTTAATGTTTGACAGATAGGTAAAATACAATTTCTACTTATCATTCTTATTTCAAATTCATAACTTGTTGCTGATGCTGGAAATGTTGACATACCAAACATTGCAGGAGTTAATACTCCTGTTGTTACCGTTGCTGTTTGTATGGTTGTTGCGGTTGTTCCCGTTACGTGGTATAACAATCGCCACGGGTTATAATACCCTTGTGGTGTACCATACGCATTAGTTGGTGTGTTCATCCCGTGTAAAGACAATACCATCGTATAACTTTCTAAAGGTTCATAAAACCTTTCTGCACCATTCAAATTCCAATTATAGGTAAAAGATAAAGTCATTCCTGTTGTTGTATATGTTACCGCACTAAAGTTAGTTACCGTTCCTGTTACACAATTGTCATTAATATCGTGTACTATTTCAACATCATACTGATTTATCACATTATTTGGATAAATGAAGTTTATGTCCTGTTGATTTGTTATGTATTTTCTACCCATATTATTAAATATAAAATTTTCTTTATCGTTCGTTCAAATTATTATTCACAAGGACAAGTTACGTTTGTAAATGTTGAAAAGTATATTGCTGAAGGATAGTTTGCTGCGATATACGCACTATCAACATTTGACACTATTCTTGAACAACACTCACTGTTTATTGTCACAAAACTCAAATTACCTGCATTATAATCTACATAATATATTGCTGTTAAATCACATCTTTCGTACACATCATATGTTGAAGGTACAGGAGTTGAAGTAGGTACAGGAGTAGGTGTAGGACAAGCTACAATACCTGTAATTTCACCGTCTTGAGGTGAAGGTGTACCAACCACATAAATTGTTGAACTATCCACTAAACAATATACTGTAGGTATAACAGGGTTTGTATAATTATTATTTCTATATAATATAGTACCAATACCTAATGAACCTGAATAATATAATATTGTTGGTTCATATAATGGGTCAACAAAACGGGAACACGCTTGATTTGCAGTTGTTCCTGTGAAAGCAGTTATTTGGGAAGGTATTGGGGTTGCTGTTGGCGTAACAGTTGGTGTAGCAGTAGGAGTAAGGGTTGCGGTAGGAGTAGGGGTTGGTGTGTCAGTTGGTGGTATGGTATTACAAGCCTGACAAGTACCACTTCTTGTTGCAGTATTATCACCGCTAAAATGGAATATCTGAACGTAATTACCACCTGAAGACAACCAAAAAGTATTTGTTCCTAATGATGTAAAGAAACCACTTGTATATGTTGTAGTAGCACAGAATGTTGCAGCATTTAATGTTACTGTTATTGTTGTACCTCCATCACAAGCTAAAAATCCTGATGGTTGTGTTGTTCCGTGATATTGTACATTAATAGTTGGGAACGGAGTTGGAGTAGGAGTTGGAGTAACAGTAACAGTTGGAGTAGGAGTTGGAGTAGGACAACTAAAACAAGCAGCTTGTGCTGTTGCTGAACTTCCAGTACCATTCTTTTGATAATATCTTACTTGACCACCACTGGCTATCCAGAAAAATCCATTATTTTCAATTTCACTTAAAATACCTGATGAAGTAATTGTTGTAGAGTTACAAATATTACTTCCACTACCATTAAATGTCCAAGTACCATAACTTAAACCATCACAATTACACGCACTTTCATCACTATAATCACTCATACAAGCAGTAAATGGTTCAGGTGTAGCAGTAGGCGTTGGAGTAACAGTTGGAGTTGCAGTCGGAGTAGGGGTTGGAGTGTCTGTCGGTGGAAGACCTGTAGGTGTAGGAGTTGCAGTAGGAGTAGGCGTAGGAGTTGTTGCAGGGTCATATCCTGTACAAACATATCCTGTATTACAGTTTCCTGTTTGATATGTTAATGTTAAATAAGATTGGTCTATACCCGTTGTTCCAACTGGATCATATTGAACTACACTACTTATAACTTGGATACATTGATAATATGTTCCTGGTCCTGTTGTGAAAGCACGTGCAGTTAATGTACCATAACAATCATTATATTGAAGTGTTGCAATTGTTCCACCTTCAGGTCCTGGTATTGTTGTTCCTGTCACTACAATTGGAAAGCAATAACATTGTCCTACAGGTGCAGGAGTTGCAGTAGGAGTAGGCGTAGGAGTATTTGTTACAGTAGGAGTAGGAGTTGGTGTACTTGTTACAGTTGGAGTAGGCGTTGGAGTTGCTGGAAATATTGGTTGAGGACAATCTATAAAATTACCATCCCTATCTAATTTAACAATAGACCACGCTTCTTTTGTTGTAGTTCCTACTGTATAAAATCTAAAGCTACCACCAAAATAAATTGTGTCATCAGCAGCAATATATATATTTTCTGCCATATTTTGTGGACTTACAAGATTACTACCATAACCTAAATTAAAAGTATTATCAAATGAACCATCTGTATTTAATCTAATAACGTATGTATTATCATTCGTATTATTGACATAAGACGCAATTATTTTACCATCAGATTGTAAATCAAATGAATTTAAATAATCATTATTTGATGTTAAGTATGAAGGTATATCAAATGTAAATCCAGTATTTAAACTACCATCAATATTTAATTTAACCATACCAGTAACTGAAGTTCCATTATATGAAGTTAAAGCACCAGCTGAAACTAACATCGTTCCATCATTAAATGTATAAACTTGTTGTGTATCACCACTAAAACCTGTACCTGGATTAAATGTTGTAAATAATGTACCATCTGGATTTAATACAACAATTCCATTTCTTGATTGACCTGAATATTCTGAAAAAGGACCAACAAGAACTATTTTATTTACATAAGTTCCACTATTAAAAACATCAATATCCCTTACAGTTGTGGATGTTGCACCTGTTACAAAATAACTTACAAATGAAGTGTTTAATGTACCTCCTGTTGTAATTCTTGCTATACCAACTCTACTCGTTCCATTATATGTTGTAAACTGACCACCAATTAAAGTTTCTTTTGTTCCATCTTCTAATATTTCAACATCATATACTACTCCATTAGCTCCATTTACACCACCATTAAAGGATGTGTCGGTTGAACCATCTGTATTAAATTTTAAATAACCAACAAACCCACCCCAATATAACTTATCATCAATAGGGTCTATTTCAATTGAATTAGTTTGGTTAACACTTGTATGAGTAAATCCTGTATTTAAAACTGAGTTGTTATATAATTTTACGAAGTTATTTTTACCACTACCTAATGCCGTTCCGTTATAAATATCAAATTGACCACCAACAAATAAAGCACCATTTCTTCCCTGTTGTATTTCCCTAATATTTGATGTTGTACCTGTATTACCACGGTTAAAGTGTCTAATCTCATTAAAAGAATAACCTGGAGGACCATATGTTGCAGTATTGCCAGTCAATATTCCGTATGTTGATGAATCACTATAAAATGAAGCACAATTTTCCCACACATTAATACCTGTTTTTGTGTAACCACTATTGTTCCAAAAACCAGCTAAACTATAAATTAATCCATTTGGATTTTCGTATATATATTGTAAGACAGGGTCAGTACAACTCGGGTAACAACTTGATGAGTTATATTCTGATTCAGTAATTTCTTTCATCGTATAAGGAATATAAAACTCCTCAATAGCACCTTCTAAATCTAATACTCTAAATGACGATGTGTATCCAGTTGTTGAACCTGTTAAACTACCAACCTGATTGTCATAATATAAAGACCAAATAAAGTTTGTCTGTCTTAAATTTGGATTTGTAAAATCTGTTTTAAATACAAAACAAGTTGATGGGTCTTGACAATAGCTGTACTGAAAATATCTGTCAGGATAGTTTTGTGGATTAACATTAAACTGAAGTAATTCAACATTAGTCAATTCGTTATTTACATAATTAAACTCACTAATCTTATTTACAATAAAGTATTGATTTTTAAGTCTAATTACATCGTTTGGTTTCAAATTAGATATGTCTGCAAAACTTAAATTAAATTTACCTGAAACAAATCTTGTATTTTGATTATATATATTGGTTATTCTATTTTTGTAGAATGTGTTGTACGCATCATTTTCTGTATATGTGTTATAGAATTGTACAGAATAATCTAAGGTTTCTTCTGAGTTGAATAAGATAGATAAGCTATCATTATTAAATCCCCTTCCACTTTTATATTCGTCTGCAAGACCCATCGGCATCGTATGTGAAACTGATGGTATGCGGTCAAAATTACTTGCTGTACCACCTGTAGAGTTTTGTATTTTAACTGTATATGTATTATAAACACCAGTATCAAATACTTCATTTACACTATCAATAAAAGGATTTAAACCCATTAACCAAAAGAATAATTTAGGTTTGGTTTTAACACCACCATAAACCCATCTTACTTGATTATCATAAGATGATTGTTGACTTGACGCAGAATAATTTATTCCTAAAGGAAGACCTATTACTGCTTCATTATCCCATTGTCTTACAATCTGAGGTGAGAATATTGTATCAATTCTTTTTGTTTCCGATTTAAAGTCAGTTGGATTTGGTATCCTATTAATACCATATATTCTATTATTCTTAATTTTAAATTCTCTATTACCTTCATCATTATCTTCTAAATCACTTAATATCAATTCACTTTCCAAATAGTTTAGTGCAGGTTCAACCGTAAATCCTGCATCATAAGATATTTTATCAGTCCAATCCCACACATCACCTGTTCCAACATAAAAATCAAACGGTTCAATAATAATATCACGAGGATTTTCAGGATTAGGTGTAAATACTAAATTAAATTTCTTAGCTATTGAACTAAGTAAATCAATCTGTTTTATATTTTCATCTATAACTAAACTAAAATTAACAGGGTCACCATCAAAAAACGCAACAGATGAACCTACTGCTGCTGGTGCATATCTTAATGTACTAATGTCTGCTACAGGTACACCGTCTACTTCAAATCCAAAATCAAATCCTTCTACTGCAGTTATTGTTACACCACTTGTTCCTATTGGTATTGTACCAAATTCAGAATAAGGGAACATATTTGCAAAACCATAATTTACATCGTCTAAACAATAAGAAGGTACACCTGTTCCTTTTTTACATACAATAATATTTAATTGTGAACCTGGTGATGTACTACCACTATAAATTAATTCAACACCTTCTAATGGTAGATTTTCTATATTGTTAATCTTAAATCCAAATTTAGTTGCTTCAGAACTAAAATAACCATACATATATAATGTCTTCATCCAAGGCGTGTTAAAAAAATCAGATGTGATTGTATATCCATTTTCTTTAAACATCAATTGAATTAAACTGTATATATTTAACGCAGGTTTTAATTGGTTGTCATATAATCCTTGTGATGGTGAGTTAATATAATATTCTTCCGCACCAGCAGAAGTTGCGCCTGTTAAAGTTGTCCATCCACTAATAGGGGTTGTTGGTGTATATAATCTTGTACGTCTTGAAACTGTTGCACCACTAAAATCAGGTAATGTTGTACCACTTACATCTACATAATTGTAACCATTATGTACAATTGGATAGAAATAAGTTATAGGTTTTACATTATTCTGAAAGAAATTACTATCTGCAAGGTCGTTTGTAACACCTGTTAAAGTGAATATATGATTGAATGTATATTGAGGGTCGTTAAAATCAAGGTCTTTTAATAGGTTGTTTCCTATCTTACCGTATAAATCAGCTACACTTGAATATAAGGTCACATCATATTCTACCTTACTGTTCATCACATTTACTTTATTAAGTCTCAAATACCCCTTAAAAAGGGTTTTACTGTCTAATATAATCCTACACTCTACTCTAAAGTTTGCGTTAAAGTTAAAACTATCAATATCCACGTCATAAAAACTTTCAAAAAACCTATTATTCTTTTTAGAACCAGGTAATAATAGATTTACTGAATAGTCAGAATTTCTTGTTGCAATATCCTGAAGTTCCGCAAAAGATTTATTTATCTTAATTGGAACTTCATCATACAAATCCAAATATTCAAATTCAGTTGCACCTGTTATTGTCGCTGATGCGATATTAGTTTCTACCCTTAGTAAAGTTTGTTGTTGGGACATATGTTAGAATCCTTTATTCACAAAAAAGTTATTAGCTACCTTCATCGTGATTTTATATTTATTTAATTTTTGGTGCTTCTTAGTAATTGTTTCTACCTCAGTTGATAATACTTGTGTTGGTGTTAAATCCTTATATATAATATTTTCAGGACCTACTTGTGAAACATAATCACCTTTTAAAATATACACTTGTGGTGAATAAAATAATTGTTCAATCCAATTACCAACAGGTAAAGTTAAAAAGTCACTTTCTAAAACTATTTCTTGTTCTACATCTGTTGCGAAAGTTTTAATCGTTCTACCTATTGACCTATCAGGACTATTAGGATTGGTTTGATATTGTCTGTTGTCGTATGTTTGTCTTGATATTTTTTTAGTGTCTTGTCTGTAGGCAGTAAATGTGTAGTAGTCATATCCACCTCTATTGTTTAACCATACTACACGTGTGTCTTGTGGTAAGCAATTGTCTTTTAAATAAAAATAAAATGTTTCGCTAACAGGATATACAGGTCCTGCACTTACTCTTAAAGCGTTGTCTGTTGGATAGCCGCCACAAATTTGAACTGTATAATATGCTATTGCTGACCAATCTACTGGTGTACCACCGCCCAACAAAACATCCATTTCAAAAGGTCCACAAGGTAACGCCCACACATCTAATGTGTCAGTATATCCTGTTGGCGCACGAAATACACCAGATGTTGAACCACTCGTCACAATTGAAGAATAACTTACATCCATCAATCCATTATTTTCATTAAAAAATCTATACAATATATAATTAGCCTCAATCACTTTTCTATCACCCGTTTGTCCCATAAGATAATATAACGAATAACTATCATTTTCTGTAACGTATTGTATGCGTGGTGCATCAGTTAAGAACCTTGATTTTTCTGATTGATATGGTGTACGTGGATAATCAAATATAAATTGTGATGCAGGTGAATAGTTCCTTTCATAATCAGTTGTTAATGTCATACTACCTGTAACACCACCCACTTGCATCGCTACACCCATTTCCTGGTCGTAGTTTGGTAGGAATAAATGTTCATCCATTTGTAATTGTCCACCCACATAATCAAAATATTGACCTGTTGGTTGTGTTGTTCCTGTAATTGCAAATTGAGGACTTGTTAAATTACAAGCAGGTGATATATTAAATGTGTGTTCATAATTATTTGTTGGTGTATTACCTGAAAATTCTGTCACTAAAGTATTACCTGAATAATACCTATAACCATATTTGTAATTGGCTTTAGTAATATTTTTATAAGGTCTATTAATATTTACATAATTAGTAAAGTTACTTACGCCAAACGTAGGATATTTTGTGTAGTGTTCACTTTCAATATAGTTAGACATATAATCATATGGTCTTATACCAAATTGATAGTAATATGTTCCACCTGATAATGAAACGTTATAAGGAACGATAGACATTTGACCTACCTTCACATCTTTATTGTACATATCCACTACTAACTCCATACTGTCCACATACGTTGAACCTGTTAATGTTACATCGTATGTTGCACCACGTTGATAAATCATATCAACTGCACGACGTTGTTGTGTTATGTTATTCTGTCCATTTATTGATGGGTAACCAAAACTCATATTGTTTCTTTTTTAGTGCTGATAAAAATATTATCTACCATATTCTCAAATTGTTGGAACGTATATTGTTCTAACGCATCAATAAAAACTGGACTTGATTCTAATTTATCATAAAATTTATCTTCTATATTTGCTGGTAAAATACCAAACTCTTTTATATTCTTTTGTATAGCAAACGCCATACCTCGTTGTAAGTCAATATTAAATCTAACATTCTTTTCTTTTATCCAATCTAATAATACTTTCATTGGTAGTGCTTTCTTACCTTTCTTTATTCTTGACCTATTGATAATATACGCTGTAGAAACTTGAGACTGTAGTGATTTATATTTTACATTAGTATTATCTGTTGCAAATATTCCCCTTGCGTTCATCCATTCTAATATTGCGTCAATAGGAACACCCTTTTTTCCTGCTGCTCTACCTGATTGTACCCATTGAAAATAATCATTAGCGAAGATTTGGAAACTAATAACACCCTTACTTGATGTAGGGACTACCATAATAGACGCACGAAGTGAACCTGTTGCAACTTTATTGCCAGTTCCAAATCGTTGTTTTGCGGAATATGGATACTCTTTAAGGTCCAATACTCCTTTCAACACATCATCCATTATGGTTGTTATAGTTTCTATATCCATTATGCAGGGTTTATGATTTGATAAGCAACAACATCATTGTCACTGTTATGATTTGATGTTATTGTAAATGTTCCACTACCTTTTGAACTTACAACAACAGGTCCTGCATTAGGATGATTGTTAGTTTGTTTGGTTAAAAATATAATACTATTTGCGGTAACTAAAGTATTAGAGACTGTTGCAACGCCAGGGTTTGCACCATCTAACGCTACCGTTCCCATTGTTTTATTTGAACCTGACGCAAACATTACATCACCACTAACTCTTAATGAACCTGTTATTTGTGTGTCACTATTAATCTGTAAAGCGTTTGAACCTGACTTTAATAATAATTCATAACCTGTTCTTCCAATTCTTATAGTGTCGTCTTCAAATACATTACTTCCACCTGTTCCTATATATGTATTATTATTACCTAATTCTAAATTACCAACATTACCTATAATTGTATTTTGTGAACCTGAACGGAAGTTTGCACTACCATTACCTGACACAACTGTATTGTTTGAACCTGATGAAAATCCTAAAAAGAAACCTGTAAATAACATATTATTAGAACCTGTAAATCCTACCTCAAGACCTTTTACGTTTCCTATTACTGTATTGTATGTACTTGAGTTTCTATAAAACGCCGGTCCTGAATTTAATATATTAATTTGTGCTGTGTCAGGCCCTGATTGTATTTGAAATGGTTGATTTTCACTACCACTTATTCTTAATGTTCCTTCTATTGTTTGGTCACTAAACGCTGACCCTGTGGTGATTAAACCTGTCTTATCTGTTAATCCACTCGTTCCTGATGAACCACCTGTACCTGATGTACCTGATGTTGCTGAACTAAATGATGTTCCATTCAATGTTAATGAACCTGATATATTAACTGAACCTGTAAAGTTTGAGTTATTATTATTATCAATTCTTAAAGCGTTTCTTCT